CTAATGCCTCTCCTAGTTTTACAACTGCTCTATCAAATGCATTACCAAAAGCAGTTTCTAATGAATCAATAGTTGCATCTAATTTTTTGAATTCATCATCTAATAGAGTTGCATTTTCCAACATCTCAAAAAATACATCTGCAGTTAATTTACCAGATAATGATAACTCTCTTAATTTACCAACACTTATACCTGTCTGTCTAGCCATGATAGATAGAGCAGGTCCAAGACCTTCAACGATTGATCTAAATTCATCGCCTCTAACAGTTCCTGAAGCCATCGCTTGACCAAACTGTCTAATTACTGCTTGTGCTGTCATAGTATCAGCTCCAGCTAATTGTAGAGCTTTTGACAATCTATTTGTTACAACTAAAACTCTTTCATCAGATACGCCTAATTCTTCTGTTGCTATTCTAAGTTTAGTAAATAGATCAATAGTTTCAATTAATCCTGTTCTGTTTTCGGTTGCGGCTTGGGTTAGCTGTCTGAATCTAGATTCTAATTCTTCGCTAGAGTCAGTAACAAGTTTTAATCTGTTTCTTAAATTTTCAAATTCAGCAGAAGTATTTTTTATTGTTCTTAATGCAATTCCTGTACCTAGAGTTATAAGTGCATTTCTTAGAGTAAATATACTAGCTCCTACACTTTTGATTGAGCCTTTTGTTTGATTAAGTTCTCTTCTGGCTTGTGAACCATCGGCAGTAATTTTGATTTTCATTTGCTCTGCCATTATCTTTTTTTCCTTAGTAGTTCCCTTTGTTTCATTTCATCATGCTTTATTTCATAATAAGCTAACCACATTGTAAACTCAAACTCATCCATTTGCAATATTTCGCTAACGGTCTTATGAAGTTTCTCTGCTAGGAACATGACGGATCTGATCTCTCCGTCTTCTTTTATTTTTTTTTAAGCTCTTCTACAGTGGGTGATAGTAATATTTGATTGGCTAAGTCTATGACAATATCAGCCTGTGCTTTTCGCTTGAAGCGTTCTTTATCTTCAAGTCCAAACATTTTTTCGCCATCTTTATTTTCACATTTTTGAATAATAACTTCAATCGCTGATAATACAGGATTGTCATTATTACGAAGTTTGTTTCTTTCAAGAATATTATAAGGTTTGACGAAAATAGCATTATCGCCTTCAAAACCCCACTCTGGTATTTCAATCTTCTTTACAGGAAGACTATCCCAGTGTTCTCTTATTCCTTTAAAATAATCTGCTGACACTAAAAACTAATTATACTGTTAGTCTTGAAACGCCACCAGAAAATTGCACTGTGAAAGTACGAGCGATAATATCGTCCATGCTTACTGATGCATCTTCACCTGTAATGAT